CAATATTCACTGCGGACGACTTTGGAACTCCTAGGAGTTGCCTTTGCGTTTGCGGTGACCTTCGCCTTCGAGAGTTTAAAGACTTCCGGCAAGTTGATTTTAGATGTGGTCATTCCGATGGTTCAAGCCTTCATGTCCACATTTGATCTTAACGTGCCAGATGTTCTCGCGGGAGTTGGCCTCGTTGTGGGTTGGTATTTTATCTACTCGGTCTTTCGCCGTTGGTTCAACAACTTTACGGTGGCCTACGCTGTGCTCTTACAGTACGCCTATGGTTATGACTTTGAGCCGGTTTATATCTCCACGCCTGGTCGACAACTGCCGAGCATTAAGGAAGAAAAGGACTTCACGCCTGAAGCTGCTTGTGCAGCCCAAGGTGCGTTTATCTACAAGATGTCCACTCTCCCAGAAGGTGTTTTCCAGATTTTTGCTGAAATGGATGACGTCCACCCCCACATCGGGCATGGTTTCATGGTTAATAATAAGCCGTATACCGCTCGTCATGTAGTCGTTGGTCATAAGAAGCTCTATGCTAGACGTGGTAACTCACGTTTTATCCCCATTAACACTGGGGAAGAGTTTCCTGAGTGTGATCTCGCCTCTCTTGTTGCGCCTGGTTTAGGTGCGGCTCTTCAACTGAAGTCCCTTAAGTGGGGTTTTGTTTCGAAGAACCCCTTTACTGTGTTTCATTATGAGACGAATGAGAATAAGTACTATCGCCAGTCGATCTATGGAGACGCTTTTGTTTCTGGATCTGACCCGTCGCTGATTAAAACTGCCTCTCACACTGATGCCTCTGACTCTGGTCTGCCTGTTTTGCAGAAGGGTTCAGTGGTTGCCGTCCATATTGGTTATTCCCACACCGAGAATAGAAATGTCCATGTCATGCCTATACCTATGATTGGTGACTTGATTGAAACAAACACAACGCGGTTTGTTCCCATCCTTAAACAGATGGGTATCGAGACACCTAACACTGGTGGTGATGAGGACGTTGAGAGGGCACAGGCCCTTGCTGATGAGCGAGAAAATTGGAAGAATGCGAAGATGAGAGGTGAGCACAAAGATGAACAAGGTTTTAGAATGCGTTTTAAACCCAAGAAGTCTGATTGGGCTGATCTCGAAGAAGATGCTAATGAAGATCCCAGTGTAATTATAGTCAACGGTAAGAGAGTTAGAATTCGCCTTGAAGCAGGTGCAACTGATTTAAAAGTCAGCTCGCCAGTCTCCGGGGCGTCTACCCAAATACCGCAAGACTCAGCACCAACCTGCGCCCAGCTGGTCGCAAAGGTCTGTACTCAATCGGACTTAAGGGTCCCTCTAAAGGAAGACCTGACAAAGCTGGCCGAGTCCCTGCTGCAATCACAGAGTTCCTCAAAAGCAAGCAAGCGAAAGAGATCGAAGAAGTCGAAGAAGGCTTCTTCGCCCGTCTCAGTCGTCTCTGGAGCCCCCCGCGCTCAGGAGACACAGAACGGGATCGTCTCGAGTACTACTTCAATCGAGCAAAGTCCACTCGCTTCGAAGGCGACGTAGACAAAGAACTGGGTCCCCATACTGAGCTTTATGCTGATTGTATGGATATCCTGTTTTCCGAGCGCGAGCCTCCCCGCACTTTTATGCAAAGTGATCTCATTGACTCAAATGGCGATCTCCGTCGTTCAGTCTTTGACAATGCCGTCAGTCACTTGGACCCTAAGAGTTCGCCGGGTTACCCTTTTACCCACTTAGAGAAAAATGAGGAAGTAGATCCACTTGAGCTTTATCAGTTCGTGAACGAAACCTTAAAGACATGGGACAAAGTCGAGCCATTTAACTTGGTACGCCTTTCTGCGTTTAATTATGCTGACCGTGTCGCTCTTTGTGAGTTAGCCATGTTATGTGGTTTCTCTTGGCCTACCTCCCTTTTTATCAAAGGTGAGCCAACCAAGGAGGAGAAGGTTGCCCGACTTATCTATGCCGTTTCCATAGTGATGAACATCATTGGCCGAATCCTTTTTGGCGATTACTTGGGCCACGTTAAGACGACGTGGACTCATGCGACGCATAAGGTTGGGATGGACTTCTCTACCCAGAATGGTATCAATCACACATGTGCTTATTACCAATCAATGACCACCAATACCCATGAGGATGGTCGCGACTCAGTTGTCGCTGACGACATCCAGGGTTGGGAGTATCAAGAACGTGCTTCTATGCATTTCACCTGGCATCGTTGTTACTTGCGCGCTGCGAAAGCTACGTCTTTCCACCGTAGGATGCAACTTTGCTATGCTGTAGCAGAACACCTTTCTCTCATGATGGACTCTGATGGTTATTTTCACTGTAAGCCTTTCCACACTATGGATAGTGGTAAGATCACGACACATTTGCAGAATTCCGATGAACGAGCAGCCCTTGCTCTCATGGATTACTGTATGAGTCGTCCTGGTTTAACTCCAGGCATGTCTCCAGCTCAGATGATGAGTACGAGCATGGGTTATCTTCTACCACCCCAGGGTGCTATGGTTATGACTAACGGTGATGATTGTGTTACCGTGAAGGGTCCAGGAGTACCACACTCTTCAACACTTGGCTTTGTCCACACGGACATTGTTGAATGCACTCCCGCCTTGTTTTACTTTTCTTCCCAGAAGTTTTACTTGGACGGTGTTGAGTGGAAGAGGGTGCCTGACAGCCTTGCAAAGAGTGTATTCAACATTCTTGTATGCGGTGATCTGAGCTCTTTGTTCGATATACTCGCATACATCCAAGGGCATGAGGGTTTTGGAGCCGTGGTGAGGTATCTCCAAGACAGAGTTGTGATTTAGGCGCTCCGTGCTGTCCGGAGATATTGTACCCTATAATAATGTACTTTATTGAAAATGCCAACTAAAATTCAGATTAAGAAGAAGCTCGCTAAGAGGAAAGGTAAAGCAAAAGGAAGCGTAAAACCGCCGACTAATGCCGCCGCCCCTGGCTTACCGAGGTCCTCGCTTATCTCCAGTAGCACTACTGCTTCAGCTGTGAGTAAAGTTAAGACCAAGCAAGCACATACTGTTCATGCCTGTTCCATCCTCGACCCCTTTTGCACTCATGCGAAAGGCGCCCGTCGTCCAGATGGTATGGGTAGCCAGTCGATGCCGTATCAATCCCGAACAATTATCAATGTCGGCACCAATGCCAATGGTGCTGCAAAGATTTGGGTCGGTGGATTGCAAGGCGTTTATGGTTACATGAATGGTATCACTAATGGTACATCCTGGGACACTCCTGCAGGCATGACCGTCTTCCCCGGATCTGCATTTATTCAAACAAACGCTGGTGAAGTTCGTTTGGTGAGTATGGGTGTTCGTGTTATGAGTACGACTTCGGCAACTACTTCCCAAGGTTATATAATCATGGGGACAATCAACAATCCACCTTTTGGTCAAGTTGCACAGCCTGCGTCTATCGTTACATATGCTGAACATTCTCTGCGTCCTTTGACTGCAGGGTTTGAGTCAGTGTGGATTTCAAAACCCACGGGAGCTAATGCTCACGATTTTCGCGCAGTGTCGACAGTGACTACGAGTTCAACGGACTATGATTGGAGTTCTTTGGTTGTTGAGATTGGACAAGGTCCAGTTTCCACCAACTCGTTGATGCTTGAGGTCATTTGTAATGTCGAATTCACAATCTCCCAAGCTACAGTAGCTACATCAGGTCTAGCGCAACTCATCCCACCGTCAAAACCGGCAAATCGAGTTGCCTTGAACGCT